TTTCTTTTGGCATTTATTTACCTTTTATTTTTTTCTTCTTAGGTACTGGTGGTCTTCCTTTTTTTGTGCCGTAAGTTCCTTTTCCTGCTGGCATATCATTCTCCTTAAAAAGTAAGGCGATGGCTCCGAAAAGCCACCACCAAACAGTTAGTTAGGATCTGCGTACATTACATGAAAATCAAACGTATCTGCTGCTAGTGCGGTTCCTGCTCCCAATGCGAAAGTCAGAACTAGTTCACCAGTTGTCAAATACCCTGTATCATGCGTTCCACTTTCATGGAAATTAGTAACAGTTCTTGCTGAGTCAGCAGCAACTGCACTTATAAACGCATCTGCATCTATTGCAACCGCAGCCCCAGTACTCTGGGTTGTATGTGCTGCGTAACCAACATTTACAGTAGCCGATGATTCAAGGTCACTGATAATGACCATTGACTGCGGTAAAATGCGTACACCAGAAGGGATAACCATAACCGACACCACGTCTCCATTGTCAAGAGCAGCACCAGTAAATCGTGCATACCGATACGTAACTCCACTCCAAGAAGAAGGAGCGTTTTTGGTTCCTGCACCATCCGTAGCGTTAGTGTATTCTGTACCTTTTAATTCAGCCATCTTACACCTCCGTTAGGAATCAGTACAGGCAATCTCTACAACCTTTTCGTCTTCGATGCGAACCGCACCTAGACACATCTGGGCATAGACCTGTGTACTATGGTTTTTATCTGCACGTTCAGAGATTTCTGTCTTAACGTCCATTCCCATGCTTAGACCAATTCCTTCAGGAATCCATGCTAAACATAGCGTATTACTACTTGAATCTACTCCTAAACGCTCTGAACGGTGGAATTTGAAACCCAAGAAGGTATCAATATCCCCTGCTACTAGAGCTTTCACCGTATTGTAATCTGAACTTTGAATTTCAGAATCCCCTAGGAGATCATAAAATTGATTGCTCTTCATAACAATGTGGCGTGGTAGATCAGGATCAACATCAGAAGCATCCAAGATTTTCTTAGCTTGCATTAACTTATCGATGTTCATATCAACTGCTGAACCACTTCCTACAGCAACTTTTTGAGCAGCAGGTAAGGCTACGTTAGATGATGCGTCATTCTCATCAATCGTTGTAGCGTTACCAGACATAGCAGCGATGATTATATCATCCATCTTTCGCCCCATTGCCCATACACCAGCTTTCATATAGTCGGAAGCAGGATCAGCTAACATTCGGACTTTATCTGCCTTGTCAATCAAGTCAGCCCAATTGTAGTCATCCATGCTCACACGTCTACGTGAGTGTGGTGTAGAGATTAATGGAGTATCAGAATGTCGGCTTGTAATCTTTTGAGCCGATGTGCTACCTATTCTGTCAAAATGGTCATATTTACCTACTACATCCGCATTTAAACGAACATAGTCACGCAAACGTGAACCCTTTTGCTGTACCAAGTGAATAAAAGTGTCCCTAAACTTCTGGACAAATGCTTTATTGACTTCAGTACTCATAATACACCTCTTATTTTAAGAGATAAAAAGGAAGAGTTATCTGCACCATGCAGGCTCTTATTTGCGTGAAGACCTAGTTGTCCTTTTACGGGCTATTTTCTTCACAAGTTGGGGAGTGTAAACTTCTATAGGGAGTCTGACTGCCGAAGGACACATTCCATAAAATGTATCTGCCGAAGTCTTCGTCTGGTAAGAGTTACAAAACCCATATTTCTCTGGAGTGGTCTTTCCTTTTTCCTCATCAACACGTCTGTCTTTGTAGGTAAAGTGCGAACACTCAGAGCAAATTATATTCTCAATCATTCCTCACTCCTGTATACCACATCGTAGAGATTATCCCTATAAGCAATTGCTTCTTCATGCTTAATGTGTTTGGGGTCAAACAATGCTTCATGGTATTTATGCTTGGTATCTTTCATTATTGCATCTATTTCAATTCTAGCAGAATCTGAATCTATTGAACCAGTATCTCTACCAGAGCCTGACATTTCTGGCTCATTGAATGCTGTCCCTATCTTATGTAGAAACTTAATCATTCCAACATTATTAGCTATACCGTTCTCATTAACGAAAGCTTTTAGATCGTCATCAGCAAATCTATTAAAGGCACGTCTTGATAATGCAAGATTTTTATCGTATTCTTGTGGCCCCCATTCTTTCTTAAGGGTAGTTTCAGCAGATATACGTGCTTGTCCCATAGCTGCATCACCATCAATCATAGCCCCATTTATCATATCAGTATAAAAGTCAACTGCTTTCTGGGCTTGATTATTAGTAAATCCTTGACTGAATGCTTGATTTCTAAACTCTAGGATCTTTTGTTGATCCGCAGGATTAGCAGAAAAGCGTTCATCAATTACCAGATCATACTTGTCTGGAGATTCTGGACGACCTACCTTAGTAAAGAAGTCACTACGTTCTTCATCAGAAGAATCATCAGTAGGTACTTTAACCCTAGAACCTAACATTTCTTGCATAGAAAGATAGGAACTACTTAGTCCACCCACATCCTTAAACTTCTGTAGGGTTGCGTTTTCCTTAAGATCATCAGGCAAATAACGTGATTGCCAAGAATTATCTTCTGGTGTTGCTACTTCCTCTGTGATGAGATTATCGTTTGTCACGGTCGCATCTTCAGTCATAAGTACATCTCCTTTAATTGTTTACAAGCTATAGCAGCTTTATCAAAATACCCTTGTTTAGTCATCGTCTTACTATGTACTTCATCAAACATCTTTTTAGTATTACATAAGAATGGTCTTGTAGCATATATAGAACACTTGTTATCTGCTGTAAGATCAGGACAATCTAAAACCTTACAACAAGCTCCACACTCATCGCATGGGAAATTCCACTCTGTTGTTTCCATCCTATTCTTCGTAGGTTGTTTCTTGTTGCACAGTTGGTTTAACTTCTTTGAATGCCTTAATTTGTGCTTTGATTCCTAACACTAATCCACGACCACCTTCATTGAAGTACGTAGAGTAGGGATCATTTGGTACGGCTGATATCTGGTTAGAGTACATTTCATCTAAAAAATCTAGAACACGTTCTCCATAAGTTCCAGAAAATGTTTTGACTATAGCTTCTCTGATCTCAACCAATTCTTCATTATAACGGGAACGCATCTGGGCCTCCTAGAGCTTTAACCATTGGAGCAGCTTTTCCTGCACCTTCAGCTACCTGAGATGCTTGCTGCATTTGTTCCTGCATTTTCATTTGTTCTTGTCGTTGTTGTCGTAGTTGTGCTATTTCTTCCTGTGAACGCATTATTTGATTCGGTACAGCCATCCTTTCGCCAATGATTTGTAAAGCCTCATCCATATTAATAAGGTCAAGCACGTCAGGTGAAAACGATGCCATATTGGCAGCAACCCCAAGCCATTGTTGAATACTTGTGACATCTTGTATCTTTTGATTTTTAGCCAATTGACCAACATATGACACTTCAATTTCATCGATGCCCTCCAAGGCTTTCGGGGTAGGTGGTAAAACACCTGACCTATTCATTATACCAAAACTACGAATAATTAATGGTGTTAGAACCTCACTCTCAAACCTTGCTACAGTAGGGCCAAGTAGTTTTTGTATTTGTTCTCTAACAGTAGCTACCTCTTCAGCCGTCATGTTTAGCTTTTCTGGTAAAACCAGTTGATCTGCTAAGAAGATACCTCTAATTGATTTTTTAAGTTCGTTTGCTTTTAGAGAAGATAGATCAAATCGTCCTTCAAATCTAAGGAATTTAAATCTTTCTGGTTCTCTAGAGTAGTTAATAGCGGAAGGAGTCATTCTAAAAGTTCCAATGATACCTTGATCGGGTGCTATTAATGGTGGATGTACAGCAGTTGCTAATCCCTTAAGTTCTAATTCACGTATTTTGTTAATTGTTTTAATGTCTGGCATTGCGATATCCGCAGGACTTCTACCCCATAACTCTCCTGATGATTTCTCAAACCTACCTATAACGTAAGGAAGTTCATCAAAACCACTTTCTCTCACTAAGGTTTTAGAATCTACATGAATATCAAGGGCTGCATAACGCTTGTTTAGAGCGTCTTGCGAACCTGCCTTGTAGTCTTCCCTTGGCATCAAAGCACGAACAAAAGTAAACTTTTCATGTGGCCTTTCCTTGCAAGCCTTTTTCACCTTGTCGGGTAGTTTACGCATTCCAAACATCTGCTTGGCTTGCCGTGCTGTAAATGTGTACTCCCAGAATACTGTGTCTGGATGTCCTCTCTTATCTTCTGCAAAACAAAACTGACCTGTAGGAATAGAAGTGAAAACTAATCCACCAAATCCTTCGCTGTAAGCATCGTTCTCTTCTAATAAAATATTGATTGTACCAAAGGAAGTGAAATCTAAAAACGCTTCACCAATAGCAGTATAGAAATTACTTTCGTGCATACCAAAAAACATCTTTTGGGTTACATCATGAAACCAACGCTTAACTTCTGGGTCTTTATTTAATGGGGCTAGTGCATGTCCTGACGGTATGCCCAAACCAAACCAAACTACAGATTGTGGGACAAGAGCATTTTGCATAGACATAGCCATAAGACGGCTTGCTTCTGGTGCGGATGAATCAAATAATTTGTTGGTATGGCGTTCAGCCCCAATAATTGTAGAGCTATCTACACCCTGTTTTCGTGGTCTTATAAAATCTCTTACATCTCTAAAGAAAGGCTCCCATAGCATACGGTCTTCTTTTAGAACATCATATTGTCTAAGAATATCTTGGACTGAATACCTATAAGCCATGTTATGCTCCTAGTAGCGTTTTTTTGTCTGAATCATCTCCAGCCCCACCTAAAACTCCTTCTGGTCTTTTTATAGCTCTTTTGCCTAGCTTAATACGACCTTTTTGTAGAGTTGGTACAGGATCTCTATTGGTAAAATATTTTCCTGTGTTAGCCTTGACATCTTTTAATGTGATGTCTTTGTTACTTGCATAACCAGAGAGTAGTTCATTAGGTACTTTACCCTCACTAATAGCCCCATAGAAAGAACCCGTTGCGGATCTTCTCTTTACATTCTCTGGGTTGTCATACATGTAATCTACATAATCTTTAATGCCATCTACACGAAACTCTTCATCTCTTATACCTTGTAAGCGCTTACGTTCTTCATCTTGTTGTCTTTGTATCGCTGCGTAATCAGGTTGTGGTGGTGCGGAACTACCCCCAAACCAACTCTTAAATTTACCCATAGTATTACTCCATCTTAAGTGATAAAACAGGGCCATGTTCCACCAACCCAGACTTCTTCATTAGATTAATAAATAGTTGTTGTTCTTTTTCTTCAAGCCCAGCAGTAGCTGTAGCGAATACATGAGAGCAATCCTGTTCTTTAGCCCACTTCAATGCGTAAGCTGCTAGTTTTCTACTAGCATCTGTTCTCCTACCAGATAAAAATACAAAAAACTTCCCTATATAACAGAACGGTCTGTCATGGTACTCTAAACTTCTAGCTAATATTACATATCCTATTATTTCGTCATCCTTCTCAGCAACTGCAATGGCACAACCGTCATAATAGATGTGGTTGTAGATATACTTAAATGAGTTTTCTTCGTTATATACAAGCCCGTAGTCGCTTTCTTCATTAATTGCTTTAGTTAAATGTACTATTTCACTAGCATCATCAGGTAATGCCAATCTAACCGTACTGTTAGTTATCTTTTTCAAGACGATAGGAGTCCTTTTTCAGATTTATTACCTACAACCTTCTTCTTATAGAACAAACTTGGCTTGTTTATCTCTTCCTCTGTAGCAGCACCTAGTCCTAAAGCCCCACCTTCATTGATAATGGTGTTTTCTCTGGTATCGGTAGACGCTAGTCGTGCCATCTTCCTTCTTTTCTCATCATCTAATTTTGCTTGTGTAATTGCAGCAGGCTCTGGTAGCTCAGTCTTAGGAGGCAGGTAGTCTGCTTCCTTTGGTGCTGGCATCATCATAGGTGCTGGCATTGCAGGCATTGATCCTTTACCACCCATATCTATCTCCTAATTAAAAAACATCGTATTCTGATACCGCACTTGATTGCATTTCCTTAACTGTCAAATATCCTGCTTCAAATCCTAGCGTACAGGTTGACAAAGAATCAAATCCATGAGAAGCCCAATTATGCAACGGTCTATTCTTATAACAGCCGTTCTTATCGTCCCATTCTTTACGGTAATTTTTTAAGCAAGTCAAGCCTCTACTACACTTATTCTCATCGAAGTAGAATTGTGGAAATAAGTTCCTAACGCTTTCAATCTTATCCATAACGTCAGCAGGTCTTGGTACAGTTTCAAATATTAGACCTTGTTCCCTTGCGAACTCTTTCCTAGTCTTGCCTATAGTAAAATCTCTTACCTCAATATCATGTGGTGCTAGATGTTTACCGTAACTAAAGTCTTTTGTTTTTAATAAATTAATATAATGTGTCAGACCTTCATCTGAGTTCTCATAATAATCTATGAATCTAATCGTATCACGGTGTACTTGGAAAAACCAAATACAAGTTGTGTCATTAATACCTAGATCCCAACATGTATGTACAGCTAAACTTCTAATATAAGGTACTGTCGTTACTCTTTGGTCTTTGTAAGCTATCTGTAGGTGACGTGATAAGTAAGCTCCCTCAATACTCTGTTCAAATGCTTCTTTTGCAGTTGTTGGATACTCACGTTTAACATCATCACCTAGCTCTGCTACTTTCTTAGCATACCATGACTTCTGTGCCTTTGTAAATGTACATCCTAGATCCTCTTCCTGTCTTTTAAAGTACGATTCAACATCAGGAGTTAGTTGGGCGGTTGTGTCGAGCTTGTATGCGTTCTCTTTGTACCAAGGAAAAAAGAAAAACCTATAATCCATTGTAGTGAGTTCCTTTTGTGATATCCCTGCAAGTTCAGCATCACGACACTTAGTAAAGAAGTCACCTTCATTCCCCATAGCGGTAGATTCTATTGCAAGTAGTGCATCTCTGGGAAGAGTTTCTATACTACCTGTTCTTACCTCTCTTGCTTTCTCTGGTTCTTTGGCGCATATCTTGCCATACTCTGTAATCAATAATTGAGAGAGTGTTCCAGACCTCATTGAAGTCGAAACACGAAAGGCAGAGCCATTACTAAAGATCAAACGCTTTCCTTGTTCGCTATCTAGCTTAATTGTTTTGTGTATGAGTTCTCTTAGGGCAGGAATGTCTTTAGCTACGTTGTCCCAGACATCTTTAACCTTAGTACGGAAGATTTCTTCAGCGTTTTCTCTTGTATCAGCTATAATTCCTGCTTCTCTATTAGAATTAAACAGGCAATCATCCAAAAAGAGAACGGCAAAGAAGGTTGTAACCCCTAATTGCCGTGCTTTAAGTACTACTACTCTATTCCAAATGTTGTTATACAGTTCTTGTTGCGACCAATTGAGTCTAAAGGGTACTAATGCACTCCCTTCTTTCGGTCTTATATGATACAAATTGTTTAACCGCCAAGTACGGCTCTTAATTAGTTGTACTAGGTTCGTTCCCGTCTTTTTTGTCACTATTTATCCTTGAGTTATAATCGAAGCCTGATTTTTTATCTTGAATTTGTAGCATAGCTTCAGCGATTGGGTTCATAGAGTTCTCTATACTCTGACTTTCAACCTGTATCTGTTTAACTTCTGGGTAAACAAGACGCATTACCTTCAACACTATGTCAGTTTTTACCTTTACAGGGGTATCTATGTCTCTAAATATAGCGATAGCTTCCTTCAAAGGTTCAAAGTTTAGTTTGTTTAGTACTTCGCCTACCATTCGGTTCTTATTGATGGTGTTCTTGGGCCTTCCCGGCCCTGCTACGCCACCCTTAACAAACCTTTGCAACTTATTATCTTCTTCCATCTGGAGTTACCTTATCATGTGGTGGTTTAGGAAGACTAATCCTATACCAAAATGACTTATGTCTAATGAACTGCGGACTATGTATATCATATATCGAATAGCAGTGGTTGTCATCTGATTTGAATACCATCTCAGAACTAGACCTTGTTTTAAAGGAACATGGTACTGGGTTTGAATGGTAACTAACCTCTAGCCCAGACTCATGCTTGATTTGTATCTGTGTAGGTACTTCATTTACAGACCAATCGACCATCTTATCAGGCGATGGTACAACCAGCATAATCGTTATGATTATTTCATTCATTTCTTCGGTCTGTCCATACCCATCTTCCATGTGGCTGCGCCACCAATACCTAACATGCCCCATGCAGACTCAGAGAAACTATGAAATCCAAACATTTGACACGCCATCATAGCCATACCGACACCCATCAATATATATGTCTTCTGACCTTGAAATCTTTTATCTACAAACCCTATAATCAATTCAACCATGTTGTCCTCCAATCATTCATTAGTATTACACTCAGATAATCTTTTTACCAGATCGTTCTCAAATTGCAAGCGTTCTTCCATCCAGATAGCAGATACGGCATAGTTACCGTCATCTAACAATTTCATATCACCGTCTTTCAGAAGAACTACCTTTCCTGCGCAGGCGTTTAAAGATACCAGCAATACTATGGACATCACGATTTGCCAATGCTTCCTTGATATCCACTTCATTCTCTTTCCAAGTACGTTCGTGTTTTGCTTTAAATCTTCTTGTGATTGTTTCTCTAACCAACCCAAGTGCGTTTCCGATGAGACTCCACATGACGGCTCCAATTTATAGGGACAACTACTCTGTTGCTGGTGGATCATCCTTTTTGGTAATGTAAACCATGTAGTCAGGATCATTTTCTTTATCCTTAAAGGTGTTAGTCATAACCAATAACTTAGTCTTATAGGTGAAATTACCACTAAAATAATCATTACCATTTTTATCTTTATTTTTCCAAAGACCACCTATCGGTACTAGTTCACTCATGTCTGTTCTCCTCCATGTTCGCTATAGATTGTACACTCTTTCTAGGACGACCAACGGGTCGTTTAGTCGGTGGTGAATTAACCGCATAGTTAAACCCTTCTACTTCTTCTGCATTCCAATTGTCCATTCCTAAATCATTAAACTCTGGTAGGTGTTTGTCGTTCCAAACTAACATCATTAAATTAGCTAGAGCATGACCAATGTGATCTTCCTCACTCTTTCCTTGCATGAAAAGATTGATATGCCGTAAGGCATGGTTTACATAGACTGAATGCTTTAAACCTCTCTTCCAATTGTGATCTCCGTGATTGACTGCCCCTTCATACATTGCCCTTGCTACTGCTTCAACACCCTCTGCTGGGACTAGATCATATCGTACACCTTCAACATCCGCACTCCTAGTAGCCCCTGATTCATATGTCTTTTTTTCGGACAAGATACCCCCTTTGATCAATTTTTGATATATGGTTTTTGTTTTAATTTTTATATAATCAATCAATAATTAATCATCCCCATAGGGATGTAATATGTATGCTTTTTAATATTTTCGATTATATCATTTTTTGAGATAAAAGTCAAGACTTTTGGTAAATAGTTTCGTTCTGAGGATGACATGTATTAAATACGCTGTAATTCCCGCTTTTCGGGGTCATCATTCCCTAGAAACGATAAAGGGTGTTACTTTATAGATATATAACAATGATTCCCACGGTATATAACTAGGCAATAGAGTGTTTAATTACACAATGGGGTGAAGTCTAGGAATATACCAATGCATTAAACGATAAGGCCTATACCCATCTCAATCCTATTACCCCTAACCCTAATGATAACCTAGACTTATGCAATCCCTATAACACAGACTAACACACCTTATACGTTTAACAAACCTAAAGAAACGTGTCAATTAATCAACGCCTTTAAATACAACGACTTAGATCGATGCCGTCAAAATGATGACGCAACCGTCAAACGAATGTCGCTCTAACTCCAATGAAAACAACAACATCATCGAATACCGCCAAGCAAATGACACCGTCAAGGATCACCACTTACTCAGTATTATAAGATTTCTACACAATTTACACAGAACGGTGTAACTTTTTAACACTCTTGAGAAATGACTCAACTGTCAAATGATTGACGACAAAAAAGTTTAGCCTTTAAACGCAATGAGTTGCACTGATAAAATTAAATTGTCAACGGAAATGGCACGTATCTGGCATTACAATTTTGTCAAACGGCCGAATCAATCTGGGTTGACCTAGGTTGACACCTTGGCCGTAACTATACTAAGGAGTATTACTATGACTATGACACAACATGAGACAGAAATGGCAGTATGGAACAAAGAGTTAAAGGCTATAGGTATCAAGTTTAAAGATCAGCCACAAGCTATGTTTGACGCTATGCTATTGCATGGTAAATCTAAGCCTACTGAAAAGCCTATTGCTATTATGATCTCTAAGCATTTGGTGGTTAAGTTTCCTAAAGTAAAACAAACTAAGGACTCTGTTACCCAGAAGGATAAGCTATCTGGTGGCAACGTAAACATCTGCAATATTGATCCAGTAACAGGCAAGAATTTCCAAGCTATATACCAACCAATAACAGGCTTTGCATACTTCCTTGACGCTCTACACAATAGCGGTATGAATGACAAGCTATATGCAGAGCTTAAACAGGCTACAATCAATCACCTGCCCTTTACAAAGCACGGTAAGGGTAGCGTAAAAGATACGGACGTTAAGCTACTTGCGGACAACTCACCGTACACGATCAAAGATCTTGTAAACTGGAGCTAACTCTTTAGTTTTAAACGCTTTAAACCCTATCGGCTTTGACGGCTGGTAGGGTTTTTTGCGTTTAGGGCTAATTACTACCCTGCGAATATATCAAAGGGCTTTAAACTTAGAGCCTTTTGACATGGTTGACATGGTATTGGAATCAATGCAGGGCGATTTCAAGGTCATACAGGGCATTATAATTATTTATTAGTACAATGGGCTAGGTCAACAGGGAATAATCGATTGTACGGCATTTGAGCAAACGGATATACAGGCATAGGGTAATAGCATAGGTATAGTATAGGCATAGGTATAGGCATAGATATATACATTGAAGCGCAGGCGCATGTACGCACACACACGTACGCATACGCACACACGCACACGTACACACATGCGCATAGGCGTAGGTGCAGGCATGCGTGCATGTTTAATTCCCTGCGCTTAGAAATGATAGTCATTTGCCTATAGGTAGGTAGGTGGGTTGGGTGTATGGTTAATTCCCATACTTATTATTAACCACTAGGAGAGTACTATGGAGTCATTAAACCTGATGGATGTAGCAGTATATGTATGGTTTTCAGTAGTCATAGGCTTTATAATAGCCTGTTGTATGGCTATATTTATAGACGATAACTAAGGAGATACACTATGGACATAGTAAAATTAGTACATAATGCTTTGGGTAATTCCCCAACTAAGAAGAAGACCACTAGGTATAGTAGATATAGTGGCATTATAAATATAGGTCGTAAGAGTACCCCTACTGTAATGCTTAAAGATCCATACACAGGGAGGTGGTATAAACCTTAATCATACGGGTACATTCATACAAAGACTTGCCTACTCCCATAATAAGACCTAAGAGGCACATTGGGTACGGGCATGGTATGGGTGTACCTTAATCATACGGGGTGCGTTCACTCTATCTATAAGACTATACACCCGCAACTTGTAGTGGGGGCGTGGGTACACGGTCTTGGTGGATGCACCCTGTTATTAATTACCGTAACTATATGAAAAGAATAATATATGCAGATGTACTTATACGCATAGGCTTTGCGTGTGGGGTAGGGGTAGGGGTAGGTATAGGTATAGTATATACACTACTAAACCTAGGCTGTTTACAGATATGCTCATACTTAATTAGAAGCTTATAAAGGAGGTTAATTCCCATGACTGTACTATTACTATTAGCAGGACTAACCTTGGGTATGTACCAGTATGAACCTAGTTGGTTTGATACACGAATACATTACTACACCCAAACTTACGATACTAAAGAGCAATGTCAGGCAGCAAAAGCAGAGGTATTATTCCCAGAAGTCAACAAGAAAGGTGCTGTATGTACCGATCATAATGCGTTATACTTAACCCACTAAGGAGAGATACAATGTGCTGTTCACGTACTACAAGTATGAAGGAATCCCTTCGTAATCTTAAGGGAGTAGAGAGTGCTAGGAAGTTAGATAATAATACCTATGAAGTAATATACAAGGATGGGTGTAGAGCTATACGGTTACATCGTACTGACATAGTTACATTCAGACCTGATGGTAAGTTTGCTATTAATTCTGGTGGATGGCAGACACGTACCACTAAGCATAGGATTAATAAGTATTGTAGGACTATACAAGTGTGGTCATCAAAGAAGAAATGGTATGTAAGTAGAGCAGGATCAGACTGTGCAGATATGCCATGCCTTGAAACGGTAGATTATAACGACCACATGATGTTCTATTCAGATGGTGCATTTGATACGCAATCATAATCAAGGAGAGAGATGAACGACAACCAAAAGGCAGAGTATATACACTACGTATTAGAACACATGCTTGAGCTAAGAGATGACGAAGATCAGATCTTAGTGTTAGTTGCACTACGGTTTTTTGAAGAGATACAACCTAAGAATAATAACTAAGGAGATAATACTATGTTAGATACAGAACTAATAGAGACATACAAGGTGCAACAAATGAAACACTTCCTTGAGTACTGGATGAAGATATGTCCCGAACATACCATGTCTATACGTGACGGTGTATTACATGATGGAAGTGCATTGGTTATTAATATACCTGCATCATTTGCTAAGAAGATTAGGTTCAATTCCCCTGTATCAGAGATCAAGGTTAAGAATGTATACCATGATGCTGATGAAGCTAACAGGGAACGTATGTTAGAGGTACAAATAGAACATGATGAACTACGTGCTAACGCAGATAAGATAAGGGATTACCAAGGGTAAGGAGGATCGGGTGGATCTGCACTCTCCTTAGTAGCCAGACCCATGCTGACAGGGGCTATAAATGCCTACTATGCTTAAGACAATGACGCACCATCGGAGTCTACGAACTTTTCATTGCGTTAGTCTTACGTCAACCCCGTAGAGTAGATCCACTCATGTAGTGATGGATAAGTACGGACTAATAGTAGGAAGTCAGCACCTTATTAATTCCCATAGGACATTTGCAGTACCGATGATGTCCTGTAGAAAGGATTATATGAAAACACATTATGGAATCAGAGTAATCAATACAAGCCAGTACATCCTTAAGTTCCATATCCCAGTACCATTATGTCGTCCTAGTACTAAACATGGAGAACGCTATAAATTTGGTGCAGTACCAGATTGCAAGCCATGTAAGGATAGATTAGAACAAGAAGGTGGTGAAGATAATTTATGTATTACTATTAAGTATCCTACAGAGGACAAGTATCTAGAACCATACTTAAAAGGAGGTGGATATGGAATACAGAGACTTTGAAGACATACTACATGAGTTGCTTGTGTGTTGGTGTCGTGAGGTTGACATAGATATTACTAACAAGAGACACCTACCACATAAAGATGTTGATAAATTTATAGATGATGTGGGTACTTATGCATCTTACTTATTTTCTGCAGGAGATAGAGATGCTATGGATCAAGCCTACATGGACACAGATGTTGCAAGAGAAATCAAAGAGAAAACAATAAGAAAATTCACACTAATCCAAGGAGGTAAGAAGGATGAGCCAGAAGATGACGTTATCAACTAAGACAATAACAGATTTAAACTTTAACCTACGTGCTTTCCGTGAAGAGTTCCAATCAACTAGACCTCTACTACCAGAAGAGACACGCATGTTTACCTATGATAAATCATACTTTAGTGAAGGTGGCAACATACGGTGGGCTGCTGTAACTGAGCCAGTTAAGGTAAGACTAAGAAAATTTGGGTTGCCTATATATGAGCGAAGGGCAGAGGTATTGTGTGACCAGATAAGGAAAACTAAGGAAGAAATCATTGCTCTTGGTGGCATACCAGATGGGTATGAGAAGGTAACAAGAGATTATAATCTTAAAGAGGATGGTCACCTATGAATCATATAGGAAGACTTATTGGTGAGAGAGATCCAATCTTGAAATTGGTAGAGGATGGTAGCCCACATGGGTTAGTCAAGATCTATAGACCTAATAAGCGTACTAAGAAATTAGAATACGTTGAGTCTGTTGACCCATTCAAGGAGCTAACACCTGTTAATAATCCATATAAGAATTACCCTTACAAACATAAGATTAAAGCGGAGACAATTACATGAGTAGAATTTTTTTAATTATTTTAATACTAGTAGCAACAATGGTTACTTGGACTATTTGGTATGTAAGCAACAAGCACAGCAATACCTATGTTGTGCCTTATGAGGAGTTATTAACTGAAGGGAGGTTTTAGTGCGAAGAGTATTACTTAAGCGTGGAAGGAAGATGCAATTAGAACCTAGTGACAGGGATAAGAAAATCCTTAAGCAAATAGCAGAGGGTAGATCCCTTACAGAGCTAGGTAAAGAATGGAATGTTTCTAAACAACGTATACACCAGATATATAAGCGTTGGTCTTACGGTAGGTACGATTATAAACCCGTCCTTGTTGTTGAGGAAGCACACACTTGGACATCTAAATAGGAGAACAATATGTCGTTAATGTTACATTGCGGTGCTAGTGAATTGAAGCTACATGAGTTAAAGGATGTACCTATTACCCCTAGGATATACCATTACATAGGCAAGGATGGTAACCCTAGAGTAATCAAACGATCAGATATATGGCAAGGCATACAACACTATGATTTTGCCTGCAAGGTAATAGATGGATGCAATAGACATGGTATGCCTGTTGATCTTGAACGTACTAAGTGGGGCGTTAGTGAGAATGGTGCTGATCTATTTGGTTATCTTAGGTTTGCTACAGAGATACAAGGTAGACCTACGATACTCTCCCAACATGTTACCAATGAGATAGAGCCTACTATGGGGCTACGTCATTCTAACCTTAGTAAGTTTGCAGCCAAGGCTACTGTAGGGGGTGACTGTTTTGTATGTGACAACATGGCTATTACAGGTGAGATTGCATTCAACTACAAACATACATTTGGTAACGTAAATTCCCTGAGTCATCTAATAGGTCATGGTTTAATTAAGTACCTAGATAAGATACCAGAGTTAGGTAAGATGGTTACTGCTTTGAAGGAAAGATATATCACAAACGAAAGATTATCCGACACATATCTAAGGGCAGCTAGGACTAAGTTATTGCCTTGGTCACACATTGGTATGGTTGATAAGTTTTGGGAAGAACCTACCCATCCTGAGTTCGCCAAACGGCACGATGGTTGGAGGTTATACAATGCTTTTAATACTGTCGCTAAGAAATATAATCCAACACGACAGATAGAGATGGTTAGTAAGCTGAATGGTTTAATCATTCCCAAAGAGGAGGAGATATGCTTCTAACGCACGAAGAAAGAAGGCAAGGCATAGGTGGTAGTGATGTCGGTGCAATCATGGGAGCCAACCCATACTCTAGCATAATCAAAGTATACAAGGATAAGAAGGGGGAAATTCCCCCTCTTCAGATGAATCATGCTATGGAGTGGGGTCATATATTGGAGGATGTTATTGCCAAAAAGTATGCAGACGATAACAACTATCATTTCGACCTGTACGGGCTACCACTTAACAACAAATCCCCCTATGTAGGATTCCCAGATGACAAGGACGGAGTACTGTACAAACCACGTATTGTTAGAGGTGGTGAGTTTCAGAGTGATGTACCTAGTTGGGCGTATGCACATCCAGATGGTTTTGTCCAGCTAGGTGACCCAGATAACTTTGAGTTATCAGGTATAGAGATCAAGACTGTTAGTGAGGGTATGTGGCGTAAGTACTGGGCTAACGATGAGATACCTCCTTGGCAATTCTACCAAGTAGTATGGTATTCTATTGTTACAGGCATAGATCATTGGAAATTAGTAGGGTTAGCACCTCATCTTCGTATGTCTTGCGATCCTATGCTAGTCCATGACATCTATGTTGATTCCGATCTAAAGACTAAGGTATTGGATAAAGTCATAGACTTCTGGACATGCCTACAAAGCGGTACAATCCCTCATATAGATAAGCCTAGTGAGATGGACATTAAGTTACTCTACCCTACCGATACAATGGATATGGTACAGAGTAGTGGCACTATAGACGCTGCCGTACACCGCTTATATGATGTACGCATGGATTTAAAACCCTTAGAAGAAGAGGAGGAATCGCTGAAGAATATGATTAAGTCACACATGGGTAATGCAGGTAAGCTTATCAGCCAAGAGGGTGAAGAGTTAGCTTCCTTCAAGTCACCTAAAGCTAGGGTAAAGGTTGACCATAAGAACATTGTGGAATCACTTCGCAAGTCTCTTAAGGCTAACCCATCTGATGCTTCTGATTGGGCTATGTCTGAGCTAAATCATTGTGAGGCTAACGCTACCAAAGCATTCACACAATCACGTAGGTTTTTATTAAAAGCTAAATACATATAGGAGACACTATGAGTTCAAACAACGGGGATCAATCAGACTTTGATGGCATCCCTATTTCCAACAATACAGGTACTTTCCCAGTAGCAGTAGCACTACATGTCACTAACCTACCTAAGTTTATGGCAAACATGGAGAGTGCTGTAGATGAAGGTAAAGATGGCTCTCTCCTTATGTATTTTAATAGGAATGACATCAAGCTTAGTGATTCCAATGGAGTTATACGTATAACATTAACCTTAGATTAGGAGATACATATGCCAGAGAAGTCCAATGAGAAGAAGCTTGCAGAGCTATACGCTTCCTTTCAGTCCAAAGAGTTCAGAGATGATATAGCTACCTGTATCAAGAGTAAGGGTTGTAAGGGTATGGATTATATACCGTGGCCTAACGTAATGGATAGGTTCTTTAGAACTTGCCCCAGTGCTACCTATGTATTCAGAGACTATACTCTTAAGCTCAATCAAGACGGTGTCCAATGTGAAACAATGCGTCCTTATATGGGTGACCAATCAACTGGGTTCTTTGTGACTACAAGTATTACTTGTTACGAAACAACCAGATCTATGACATCCCCTATATATGGCAAGACATTCACAACGGTTAACCTTAAGCCTAATGCTAGAGATATACATAACGCCCAGATGAGATGCTTGTGTAAGAATGCAGCTATGTTTGGTTGTGGTATAGAGCTATGGACTAGGGAAGATGAAGCGCAGACGGAATCAGAATCAGAAACGCCTGCTAGTACTGGTCTGGATGAAGAGGACATTATTGCTGTCGCTACTGACATCTTTAATGCTTCTCCAGTACCGCATAAAACAGACACACCTACTAGTACAGAGGGTGTGCATCCAGACCAATTATGCAAGAAGTGTGGTGCTGTTATGGTTGTTAAGAGTGGTAAGTTTGGTAGTTTCTGGGCTTGCCCTAACTACCCAGACTGTAAGTATACCTCTCCTATTACGACATAGGTATATACCTAAGAGCTATAGGTATTATTATTATTATAATTATTATTATAATATATATATAATATTATTATTATTATTATTAATTATTATGTGGATTGGGGCTATGCCCCTTTCCGCAAACAGGAGACTCTATGCCAGAAGTACCCGATAATATGTTCTCCGCTACCTTTGCAGATAGAGATGTTGAGAGGGTTATCTTGTCTGCTATGATGCGTGAGAAATCAGAGGCTTTGTTCTTCATGGATAGGTTAGTTGCGGATGACTTCTACTACGGTATACACCAAGAACTATACTCAGAGATATGCGACTCATTCAAACTAAGTGGTAACACAGATTACATAAGCATTAAAGCTAGGTTCGCTAACCAACCAAGGAGGCAAGAGGTACTAGAAGAGATACAAGACTATGCTTATGAACACCCAATAGCTAACGATAACTCAAGCAAGTTACTCAAGGAGTTTTCTTCTAAGAGATTGATATCTAGCTTATGTACTAAGGTTCAGAACTCACTCAATAGCAACTCAGATTCTTCTGATGTTATTGGTATCCTACAACAAGAATCTACAGACATACTAAGATCACGTGATTTTTTATTCAATGAGTCCTGTGTATCAGAGCCTGATGAATGGGTAACAGAGATACAGGATGAGATGGATTCTGGGGAGCGTGAATCAAATGACTATGATGGCCCTGCTACGGGTATGCCATTACTGGACGTTAAGATGCACGGGTTACAGGATATCAATGTTATCTCTGCACCGACAGGTCATGGTAAATCTATGCTTGCTCTTAATTGGGTAGTCCATATAGCTAGTAGTGATTACGATGGGCGTGTCTTATATATTAACTATGAGATGAACCGTAAGCAATTGGCTAGGCGTATCTTAGCGATGGCATCTGGGGTAACATATGACGAAATATATAACCGTAAATTTCGCAGTAGAGAAAACGCAGAAGCCTACAATAACGCTAGGTTAGGATTACTAGAACGTAAAAACTTAATCATTACTGGTAACGAACCTAAAACATTAGGCACTACTATGGCTTTGATACAGGAGCATGTCACATGTAACAACGTCAAGGTTGTAGTCATAGATCATCTAGGTGAGATTGCTAGTGAGCGTGATGAGTACAACATGGAGCATTGGATTAAGCTACAGAAATACGTTAAGGAATTAAAGAATGTAACGACAAGACTAGGCGTTCATCTGGTAGTAGTAGCCCAACAAAACAGAGAGGGATATAACAATGGGTTAGGTTCAGCAGGTGGGTTGGGTAGGGTAGCAGGTACGCTAGAGTTGAGTCGTGTATGTGATTGTTTTATTAACATGTATACCACTAGAGATGGTGAGAGCATAGTAGCATTAGAGAAGAATCGTAATGGTGAATCCTGTAAGTTTAAGTCTAACTTTGATGGAGCTAGACAACGTATAACATTGGAGGGAATACTATGACCAGAGAGTATGTACTAGCTAGAGAATGTGCTACTTGTCGTGATGATAAAGAGGAATGCCCACGGGGTATGGAGTATCTTAACGAAGAATCCTCCATGAAAACTAAAATATTTTTTTCAAGAGAGGAGGCTAAGAGATACATATATCATGAGCTAGGTATGGATGAAGAAGAGGTAATGATTATACCTAAAGAGGAGGTAATACATGACTAACAGTAGAGCTAAAGGACAACGTGGTGAAAGGGAAGTATGCCATATGCTATCCAAATATCTAGGCGAACCAATCACCAGAGAACTGGGTGCGTCTAGAGATGGTGGCTGTGATGTCAAGATAACTATAGGAGAGTTTACTTATTTCATTGAGGTTAAACTATATAGAAAAGTAACTCAGGGTAACGTAGCTGAATGGTGGACTCAAGCATTGCGTCAAGCAAATGACGATGAACATGCATTGAATCCTGTACCTGTATTAATATATAGACAAAGCCATTGGAAATACTGGGAGGTTGTAGTACCATTGGGCTATATGTTATGGCAGTTAGAATCAAACAATAAGGTTATAGATAAAAAGGCTGACCATACAGTAACTATATGCGTCAAATTTTTGACGGATCTAATGCGTATGAAAGGTGGCAGTCATCACGATACATTATCGGATGGTAGGATGGACATATACATGGAGAAATAATTATGAAATGTCAATGTGGTTCAGAAGAAGAACTATGGGTACATGGTCATGTACAATGTGCTAAGTGTGGGCGTATCAATGACGGTGATTGCTGTCAAGGAGAGTCTGCTAGTAAAAGAAACAAAGTCTACAAAGAAAACAGAATACGCACTCATCACGTATACTACAGCCCATTAAAAGACAAATGAATACTTACCCTATAACTGTGAGAGGAGGTGATCCTATGAAGGAACATTGCTACCCGTCTGTCGTTACATTAACATGGTATGAGGTATCTGCTGCTATTCATCTAGTAGGTTTACGTCATACAGAATCACTAAGGAAAGGATTGGAACACAAGTATGGTTACAAAGGTAGGGATATGCAGGACAATTTGTATGGTATGTTAGGGGAGATAGCGTTTGCGAAGGCGATTGATAAGTACTTCCCAATGACTGTTAACACATTTAAAGAAGCTGACATAGGAAAGGTATGGCAGATTCGTACAGTAGGCAGTAACAAAAACAGAGACTTGATTGTTAGACCTTCTGATGCTACTGGTCATAAGTATGCCTTGGTAGAGGTGGAGAAAATTAATCCTACAGCTTCATACAAAGCTACTATACATGGTTGGATAGAAGGTATAACTGCTAAAGATAATAAATACCTATCTGATTTTGGTCATCCAGAACGACCGAAAGCTTTTCAGATACCACAAAAAGACTTACGACCTACCTCTTGGATGCCCGTCTAAGAAACTGAGAGCCTGTATTTTGAGCGATTGAAGTACAGGCTTGCCTTCCCTATTCGTTTATTTATTTCTGCCTCTATTCTGGCTCTTATTCACCAGCCTCAAATTACTTCGACTATTATTTCTAGGGTTACGATCCTTGTGATCTACATCTAGGCTACTCTTGCGTCCTCCTAGTACCTTCTTCCTAGCAATATTCCTAGCA